CCACTTCTGCAATGGCTACGACCGCCGCAGGTACAACGGGCCAGATACTTATCGCCACAACGGGCGGCGCACCGTCTTGGTCTTCAACAATTCCGACTGGTTCTGGTGTAACATCATTCTCTGCGGGTACGACAGGTCTTACGCCGTCATCTGGGACAACAGGCGCTGTAACTCTTGCTGGTACACTTGCAACGGGTAACGGCGGTACTGGTTTGACGACTTTTACTGTTGCCAACAATGCCATTTATTCAACATCTGCATCAGCATTAACGGCGGGTACGTTGCCAGCGGCGGCGGGTGGCACAGGACAGTCATTATACGCTGTTGGCGACATTCTTTATGCTTCCACGACAACTGCTCTTTCCAAATTAGCAGATGTTGCAACAGGTTCCGTTCTTGTGTCTGGTGGCGTAGGCGTTGCCCCTGCTTATTCCGCCACACCCACACTTACATCATTAACTGCTGCGGCCCATTACGGCGGCACAGGAACTGGTTCAACACTTACGCTTCAATCAACAACGGGCGTTGGTGCTACGGATTCTGTGGTAATCAAAGTTGGCAATAATGGTGCAACTACTGCGCTTACCGCCGCATCCAGTGGTACGGTAACGATTGGTACGCTTTCTCTTACTAACGCCCTTCCAATTGCATCGGGTGGGACAAATAGCACTGCAACCCCAACGGCTGGTGGTGTTGGGTATGGTACAGGTACAGCCCATGCTTACTCTGCGGCGGGAACATCTGGTCAACCTTTAATTTCTGCGGGATCAAGCGCCCCTGCATTTGGTACGCTTGCCCTTGGTACGGCTAACACCAACGTAAGTGGCACGTTAACGGTTACTAATGGTGGTACAGGCGCAGGTACGTTTACCGCCAACGGCGTTATTTACGGCAACACAACAAGCGCATTAGGCGTAACTGCCGCGGGTACTACTGGTCAGGTATTGATCGCCACAACCAGTTCTGCGCCTTCATGGGGCCAAGTGTCGTTGACGGCTGGCGTAACAGGCACATTGCCCGTTGGTAACGGTGGTACGGGTATTACAACCACGCCATCCAACGGCCAGATTCCAATTGGTAACGGCACAAACTATACGGCTGCTACGTTAACGGCGGGTGCGGGTATTACAATTACTAACGCATCTGGATCTGTCACGGTTGCGGGTACGGGTTCAACAATTAACTCTCAAACAACTGGTTATACTCTTGTGGCGGGTGATGCGGGTAAAACCATATCAATTACCACTGGTGGCGTGACTGTCCCCAACTCAATCTTGTCAGCGGGTAATATTGTTACTATCTACAATAACTCAGGTAGCAGCCAAACCATTACGCAAGGCACTGGTGTTACCATGCAGTGGGCTGGTCAAACAGCATCTACAACTGGTAACAGAACGCTTGGATTATACGGAATTTGCACTATAATCTTTATCACATCTTCTAACGCTGTCATTTCTGGCGCAGGGCTGACGTAACATGACTATCATGCAAAGTTTTTTTACGACGGCTGGGAAGACATTAGCCGCCCCCAGTTCAATATCTTATACTACTGCTGGCACATATTCTTGGACAGCACCTTCTAACGTATATTCTGTTTCCGTTGTTGCAGTCGGCGGCGGCGGTGGCGGTGGCACGGCATCCCCCAATCAAGGTGGTAGTGGCGGCGGCGGTGGTGGATTAGGGTATACTAATAATTATACTGTAGTTCCGGGTAATAGTTATACTGTTGTTGTTGGCGGCGGCGGCGGAGCAGTAAGTGGTGGCGGAACAAGTTATTTTGTAAGCACCCCAACCGTTTCAGGATCTGGTGGACCTGCTGGGTCTGTAACTGCATCTTGCGTTTCCGGCGGTGGACGTACAGGCGCGGGAGGTGGAACCGGGGGGTCTGGAGGAGGTGCAGGTCTTATAAGCAGTGGCGGTTGCTGTTCAGGAAGCCCCGGAGGAGGTGGTGGCGGTGCTGCGGGTTATTCTGGAAACGGTGGCGCAGGTAGAAGATGGTCGCCAAATGTGTCATCTACCGGAGGAAGTGGCGGCGGCGGCGGCGCAGGTTTAGCCGGAGGCGGCGGCGTAGGAATTTTGGGACAAGGTACAAGCGGCGGCAGTAATAATACAGGCGGCGGGGGATTTGGTGGTTCTGGTGGCGCAAACGGAAGCAGCACTGGTAACTATACTGGCAGTGCTGGCGGAAATTACGGTGGTGGAGGTAGTGGTGGCACACAATGTCACCCCTGCGGAAGCCCAAATTTTCGTGGCTCAGGCGGCAACGGTGGCTCTGGCGCTGTCCGTATCATGTGGCCGGGTTGCAGCCGTTCATTCCCATCAACTTGTGCGGGTAGTCCATAATGAATTTAGAACTTTACATTGAAATTGATGAACAAGGTAATCCAGTAAATCACCCGTTACTGGCGGAGAATTTACACGCCAATTATCCAGACGAAATTCCTGCCAAATATCAGCCTTTTACCCGCGTCCCAAAGCCAGACAATTACACTGGCGACATTAATGATTTCCCCACATACCAAAAAATAGATGGTATCTGGCAGGATTTTTGGGTAAACCCATAATTACAACGCATAAATAACGGGGGTTAAATGTCAGACGCTATAGAAACGTGGCACTATTTTACGTCTCCAATATACAACTTTAAAAAACCAGAATTTCTTAAATCAACGACTGAAGTTTGTTTGGAAAAGTTAAAAGAAATTAAAAAAACAACAAAAATTAACGAAATACATCCATTATATAATACTGCGGCATTACATACGGATGAAAGGTTGAAAGATTTTGTTGATTATGTAGTGCAAATGGCTTGGAATGTTTTGGATAGCCAAGGATATAATATGGATTTTTATCGTGTAGAAATCCATGACTTTTGGTGTCAAGAACATCAAAAGATGTCAGGCCATGAAAGGCACATTCATAATTCTATTCTTTCTGGTTTTTATTTTATAGATACACCGCCAGAAGGATGTCGGCTGGTTATTCATGAACCACGTTCTGCAAAAGAATATGCAGGACTTATTGAACGTGACCCATCAAAAGCAACTTATGCCAGCAATATGATCAACTTTTCTCCTGATCCGGGGACAATTATGTTTGCAAATTCATGGTTGCCCCATTCATTTACTAAGAATGAATCAAAAAAACCATTTCGTATGATTCATTTTAACTTAGGGGTAGTTTATTCTCCTCCAGTTACAATCCAAAACGCAGCAACAGTGGTGTAATTATGATTATTAACAAAGTTGCAGAAAAATCTTCAATTTTTTACCCCCATGTTTATTGGTCAGGATATTTTACCGATGAAGAATTAAATTTGATTATTGAATATTGTGAAAATAAAAAATTAGAAGATGGGACAGTACAAGAAGGTGTTTTAAAAAAAATTAGAAAATCAAAAGTAAATTTTACTTTTCCTGATGAAGAAAATAGATGGATTTTTAATAAGTTAAATAACTTTGTCCAAATGATAAATGATAAATTTTTTGGGTTTGATCTTGTAGGATATGATTCATTTCAATTCTCTACATATAATTCAAAAGAAAACGGACATTACGATTGGCACATTGATAGTCATGTGGGAACCCAAAATTCATTTGGGACGGGCTTACACCGTAAATTATCTATGACTTTGCTTTTAAATGATGATTTTGAAGGCGGAGATTTTGAAATTAATCTATCAGCCCCCAAAAAAATTGAAGTTAAAAAGGGAATGGCAATATTCTTTCCGTCCTTTGTGCTGCACCGTGTTACACCCGTCACTAAAGGCATCCGAAAGTCCCTTGTTATTTGGGTTGAAGGGCCGCGTTGGAAATGAATAAATATGGCATCCGGTTCAATAAATCCCGTGGTCAGCCCGGTCGCGGGACGGAGGATCATGTTTGGCGGGTGTTTGAAAACGGCAAAGAGTACCTGTTTAAGCATCTGGACATACAGGTTCCCGTCAAGGATGAACGGGATGGCGGGGATTGGAATATCGTCTGCTATGGTGTATTATCTATTGACAGAGACACCTCCACCGCCATCATCCGGGATGCCTAATTATGAATGAGTATCAAAGCCTTATAAATATAGGGGCAGGAATGGTCCTGACCGTAGCGGGATGGCTTCTCCGTGAACTTTGGGGCGCTGTAAAAGAACTACAACGGGACATCAGTAAATTGGAGGCATCGTTTCCAAAAGAATACGTCCTTAAAGACGATTTAGATAAACGGATGGCCCATATTGAAGATATGTTCCAACGTATTTATGACAAATTAGATGGTAAGGCGGACAAGCCATGAGTACAACAACCAATCTGGCCCTTAACGAACCCGCCTATAACAGCACATCCCCTACGTGGGACCAGCCTCTCAATTACAATTCCACCATTCTTGACCAGATGTTTGGCAACACAACATCTGTATCCGTCAACACGGGCGGCTCACCGACCTATACAAATATTGCCGCACCCAGTGCTACAGCAGCAGGTTCCACATCTCAGGCCATGAGATTTAACCTTACGGGTGCGTTGGCGGCTAACCAGACGGTTTTGCTTCCACAAAGCGTCGCTGGTATGTGGGTCGTAACAAACAGCACGTCCGGCGCGTATACGGTTACTCTTGGCTCCAATAACGGCAGCAATGCGGCGGCTGGAACTACTGTTTCCCTTCCGCAAGGCTACAGCATTATCATTTATAGCGACGGCACAAATGTTAAAAAGGCGGATGATGGGATTCTTCAGGGCGGCAGTATTTCTGGCAACTTGACGGTTAGCGGCAGCATTACCGCCGGGACAACTGTCAACTCAGGAACGACAGTTGTTGCAGGAACCAATATTACCGCAACCACTACTATTGCCGCAGGAACCGCCCTTTCTGCTGGCACAACTGTTACGGCAGGGACATCCGTAAACGATTCCAGCGGGAATGTCCGTAGTATTCCTATTAACTCCCAAACGACCGCTTATGTGCTGGTTGCATCTGACAATGGTAAAGCCATTTCCATCACAACTGGCGGGATTACCGTTCCAAATTCTGTGATGTCTTCGGGCAATGCGGTAACGATTTACAACAATTCTGGCAGCAGCCAAACCATTACACAGGGTACGGGTGTAACTTTGCAATGGGCGGGTCAGTCTTCGTCTACCACGGGAGATAGAACGGTTGGGTTGTACGGAATCTGTACAATCCTATTCACGTCTTCCTCAACCGCAATAATTTCCGGGGCTGGTTTATCGTAATGGAATTTACGTGGTCATTTCCCCAATTTATAGTAAACCCACTATATGACGGTCTGACCAATGTGGTTACGGCCATTAATTGGGTTTGCACTGGTACGAATGGCTTGGTTACCTCATCAAGTTCTGGTACAGTGCAATTAGGAACACCAAATCCGGCGGAATTTGTTCCATATGCGGACATTACACAGGAAATGGCGTTCCAATGGGTATCACAGTCTATCAGTATAACGGGGGTTGAAGCAGCTATTGCCGCTCAAATTAACCAGATATCTACACCACAAGTACAGCCACAAAAACCACCATTTTAGGAGAAAATAATGGAAAATCTTGAACTTAACTTTAAATTTACCGTCGCAGAAGCAAATATCATTGCGGCTGGCCTTGGAAAACTGCCTCTTGAGGCGGGCATTTCTGTGTACGAAAAATTAAAGTTGCAAGCAGAGCCGCAGATTCAAGCTGTTGTTGCAGCGCCTGTTGCTTCTTCTGATGAAGAGCAACCCGCCCAATAAGGATGACTTATGACAACTGGCCTTACGTATAACAGTTACGTTCAGCAAATCGCTACGTTGGCGGTTGTCCCTACAACTGACACCAATTTCCAGATCATTTTGCCCCAAGCAATTTCCTACGCGGAACTGCGGATGCAACGTGATCTGGATTTTTTGTCCGCACAAATCTATGATAATACTTCGTTTTCTACAACTCAGAACGTTAATATCTTAACGATACCTACGGCGGCGTTTATTACGCTTCAAACGATTCAAGTAAATAACAACGGGGTATTGACGCCCCTTGCTCCTGTGGCAAAGGAATACATTCAAAATGTGTTTAACAGTCCCGCCAGTGCAGGAATTCCAAGTGTCTTCGCTGTTTATGGAGGCGATTCGGCCACGACTGGAAATACAAGCCAGTATATTCTCCTTGGGCCGTATCCTAACTCATCTTATCCACTGACGTTGACGGGGACGATTCATGCGTCGTCCCTGTCGGCGACCAACACAACCACGTTTATTTCCACATATTTGCCGGACTTATTTATAGCGGCCAGCATGGTTTACGTGGGCGGGTTTCAACGTAATTTCTCCACGACTGGTGCTGATCCCCAGATGCCTATCAATTGGGAACAGCAGTATCAAACGTTGCTCAACGGAGCGACAATTGAAGAATATAGGAAGAAATTTCAATCTTCCGCATGGGGTTCGCAATCTCCTTCGCCTATTGCTACACCGCCAAGGGGGTAAGCGATGGCCCACGCAACACTTAAACTTATTCCGGGTGTTGATGTAATTAAGACGCCGACACTGAATGAGGCGGCTCTTTCTTCCACGAATCTTGTTCGGTTTATGCCGGATCGCAACAATCTTGGTCTTGTTCAGAAACTGGGCGGCTGGGTCACGTATTTTAACACCGCCTATTCTTCTACGATTCGGGCATTAAAAGGATGGGCGGACCTTAATGCGGTCAATCATTTGGCTGTTGGGGCGCAATCATCTCTTAACGTTCTGACCAGTAATAATAATATCAACATAACCCCACAGACATCCGTTACCAATACCGCGCCTAATTTCTCCACAACTTCTGGCTCTACGACTGTTACAGTTATTGATTCCAACATCACCGCATCGGTTTTGGATTACGTTAATTACGTAACGCCTGTATCGGTTGGCGGCATTGTATTAACAGGGTCGTATTTAATCCAAACGGCTGCCAGCACAACATACACAATTACGGCGGCATCCCCAGCCACTTCAACCGTGACCAACGGTGGAGCATCTTATACGTTTTCTACCACAAGTGGATCATCTGTTGTTACCGCTGTTTTAAATAACCACGGATATTCAGCGGGTTCTCAATTTTACATTGGGGTATCTACATCTGTAGGCGGGTTAACGCTTTTTGGTCTTTTTACCGTTTTAAGCGTAACTAACGCTAACACTTTTACTTTTTCCGCCCAAAATTCAGCTACATCGACCGCTGGCCCTGTATCCATTAATAGCGGCAACATTAATTCAACTTATTACATAGCTATTGGGCCGCAGCCCCAAGGTTCAGGATTTGGTGTTGGCGGATATGGCACGGGCGGCTTTGGTTTGGGTACGACTCAACCTTCCGTTCCCGGTACGGCTATTACAGCAACAGACTGGTCTTTGGACAACTTTGGTGAGAATTTAATTGCCAATCCTACGGGCGGCGCAATTTATTATTGGTCGCCATCTGGAGCGTTGCAAAACGCTCAAATCGTTGGTGGACAAGCGCCATTGGTTAATGACGGATGCTTTGTAGCGATGCCACAGCGGCAGGTTGTTGCTTGGGGATCGTCGTTTACTTTGCAACCGGACCCCTTATTGATCCGTTGGTCTGATGTGGGCGATAGTTCGGTGTGGATTGGGACCGCCACCAATCAAGCGGGTTCTTACCGTATTCCGCAGGGTTCCAAAATTGTTACGTGCTTGCAGGGTCCGCAACAGGGCTTAATTTGGACTGATTTAGACCTTTGGTCCATGCAGTATATCGGTGCGCCATTGGTATACGGATTTAACAAAATTGGCTCCAACTGCGGTGCGATTAGCCGTAAATGTGTCGGACAATTGGGTAACGTCATCTATTGGATGTCCCAGAAACAGTTCTTTGTTAATGCTGGTGACGGCCCTAAGCCGCTGCCTTGCCCTGTCTGGGACGTTATTTTCCAAAATTTAAAATCAGGTAATGATGGCAATGGCATCCCTTATACACAGCATATCCGTTGCGCCCCTAATTCACAGTTTAACGAAATCATGTGGTTCTACCCCTCCGCAAACGGAAACGGAGAAAATGATTCCTATGTTAAATACAATACGGTTCTCAACCAATGGGACTTTGGCTCTTTGGGTCGTTCTGCTTGGATTGATCAATCTGTCCTTGGGCCTCCCATTGGTGCTGGCACTGATAACTACTTATATCAGCACGAAATAGGGAACGATGCGGCTGTCGGTAACACCACGACAGCTATGGCTTCCTCCATGCAAACGGGCTTCTTTAGCATTGCTGAAGGCGACCAAATTATGTTCGTGGACCAAATTTGGCCCGACATGAAATGGGGAACGTATTCGGGCAACCAAAACGCCACCGTGTACGTAACTTTGTACTGGACCAACTATCCGGGCGATGCGACGGTTACGACTGGTTCATATTCAGGGTTCCCAAGCAATTCCGTGTTTTCCGCCACATTTCCAATGACACAAGCAACGGAATATATCTCCTGCCGTATCAGGGCGCGTTTGATTGCGGTTAATATTTCATCACAAGACGTAGGCACATTCTGGCGGCTTGGCGGCATACGCTACAGAGCCGCTCCTGACGGGAAATACTGATATGGCATCACTTGACGATATTTTGTCCGCCCAAAAGAATGGTGTTGTGGCTCTCAATTCCATAGCAAACTACGATGGTTTGCGGACGGGGTATTATGGTTCAAAAAATACCAAGGAAATAGCAGCCGCAACAACGCAAGTTATTAAATCTTCATCCGGCTGGTTGGCGACAATTTCCGTCATAGCCGCAGGGGCCACGACTGGGTACATTTACGATACCAATAATTCCGGTTCACTAACGGGTAACAGGATTTACGCCATTCCTTCCACTTTGGGCATTGGTATATACCAAATACAGATACCTTTTGCGACAGGACTTACAATTGTGACGGGAACAGGGTCAATTGTTTCCTTGACATACACCTAACAGGACTATCGAAATTTTAAATTTTAGTGTAATTCTATGGAATTACGGAAACAGGGCAGACAAATGCAAGATCACATTTCAAATGCTGATAAAATAGCCCGTGAAAGGGCGACTCCTTGCCATGTCGGCCCCATTACTATGGCCGTTGGGGGAAGAACGGACCATATTCCTATGCATGTCCTTGAAGGCTCATATGTTCTTCCAGCCGATATTGTTTCTGGCTTGGGAGAAGGAAACACATTAGCCGGGTCAAAGGTCGTTGATAATATGTTTGGTCACAAAGACCACGACCATGCGGGGCGGGCGCATAGGGCAACGGGCGGCGGAATGGCCTCAAAGAAAGCAGCCGCAAATTTAAAAAACCTATCAACCCTTCCAGAGGACATTAATTTGGGTGTAAG